TGATCTGCGATGCGATCGCCGAGTTGGCGTTCGCACGGGTTGTCGCTTCAGACGAGATGGAGGCGGTGACACCAGCAATCTGACTGTTGATGGTGGTGATCTGGGTAGCTGTAGCAGAGTCGGCGCTAGCCCTGACCGAAGATTCATTAGTGATCGAGGCCGACAGCGTGTTGTAGCTGGCGGTCAGGGTGGTGATCTGAGACGCCAGAGCACTGTCAGCATTGGTTCGAGCCAAGGCTTCACTGACAATAGCAGCACTGTCAGACGTTCCCGATGAACCAAGAGCATTCAGGGCCGTCGTCAGTGACGCAATGTTCGAGTTGGCCGTGGTGATCGCAGTCGCATTCGTTTGGATCGATGCGCCCTGGGTAGTCACCGAGGTCTGAAGTGAGGCCAGCTGACTGTTAGCGGTGGCGATAGCCGTGGCATTGGTGGTGATCGACGCCGCAACCGAACCATATTGGGCTGTGAGGGTCGTGATCTGAGATGCGGTTGCCGAGTCAGCGTTTGCCCTGGCCGTTGCCTCAGACGAGATTGAGGCCGTGGCAGAGGCATACTGGGCGTTAAGTGTGCTGATCTGAGTAGCAACAGCCGACAAAGCATCAGATCTGACAGTGCTCTCGTTCGTGATCGAGGCAATGGCCGAGCTGTACTGAGCAGTCAGCGTTGTGATCTGCGTTGCCATTGCCGAGGTTGTCGTCACCCGGGCAGTGGTCTCTTCGGTGATCGAAGCCGTGGCTGAGTTCAGCTGGGCTGTGAGCGTGGTAATCTGGCTCGCAGTGGCTGAGTCAGCGCTTGCACGGACGATGGATTCTGAAACGATCGAGGCACTGGCTGCATCGAACTTGGCATTCAGCGAAGTCGTCAGACTCGCAATGGCGTACTCATCGGTGACCTGAGCATGAGCAATGGTCGTGATCGAGGCTGTGTTGCCATCGAGCTGAGCCTTGAGGTTGATGACCTGGGCAGTGAGTGATGCGACACCATCCCCAGAACCACCACCACCACCACTACCGGGGGTCAGGTTCGCTATCAGAGCGCCAAGGGCAGCCTCAGCACCCGTCGCACGAGTGACCTCAGCCCGCACCTCGAGAAGCGCTTCGTCTGCTGTGATCTGGGCATGAACCAGGAGAGCCCGATCAGCAGCCGACATGTAGTCGACGCCTTCAGGCAATGGGTTGTCCAGCCCCTCGCAAGCGCGAGAGGTGAAGATGTCAATCGGCTTGCAGCAGGCCTCGTTGAGATTGAGGATGTCTAGCCGCGGATCGCCTTGATAGATTGGGTCGAATGGGCCACTCATCAAACCCAACCCCGCTTGTGAAAGCGGACGTTGGTCATAGAGTAGCTGGTGTTCGCCAGATCCTGCTCGATCACTTCAGTGCAGATGGCATCGAAGAAGCTGAGCTTCTCCTGACCCTTGGCCACGTTCTCCTGGCCATTGAGATCGCTGTACGCCAGGTGAGCGATGTAGCAGGTCATAGCCTGCTCAAGGGTCTCAGGCAGATCGATCGTATCGGTATAGGCAACCAGGGGCACATGCTTGGCCTGGTACAGGAGCGTGAACACCTGACCGGCGCAGCACTTCGGATCTGGGATCTGAAGCACTTTGGGTTGGGGCGTGAAGAAGGACCGGCAGTTCTCCGGATCGTTCAGCGGCCGATCGGTGTGGCAGATGGTATCCTTGATCGACATGATCTTGATCACATCGTTCTGGAAAGGGGCAGCCGAGCTGTCCTGAATGAAGAGGACCTGGCCTGGTGCCGGGCTCACATTGGTGAGAGCATTGATGGCATCGAGCTTGTAGAGCGTGATGCCGGGATCAACCAGGATGTTGACCGATGCCTCACGCAGCATGAACTTCGAGTAGAGCCGGATCAGAGCCTTGTTAGCATAGCGAAGGATCTTCGGCTTCTGGGCAACAACAATGTCGCCGGCTGTTTGATCAGCCAGTGACAAGTTGGAGAGCTCACCTGTTGCGAGCGTCTGGAAGAGGTCGGCTACCTGCATTAGTTCCCCGCACGGCTAGTCATGGGGGATCTACACGATGTAGGAAGCCATTCCCCCTACATTCATATCTTGGGTCTCCTCATCCCAGTGGTCGATCTCCTTGGTCGTTACTGGGACTGCATCGGAGGGTTTCCATGGCTTCAGGTATCCGAGCATCGAGATCGTATCGATGCAGTCGTCTTTACCCTTGATGCCCGACTGGGTGACCAGCTTGATCTGCTGGATGAACTGACCCATGATCGGGGTGATCTTCATCTCTTCAGGCCAGAAGACCTTGCCCATCTTGAACCAGGGAACGACAAGGTTGAATCGTGACAGCTTGTCAGTCAGCGGTCGGATCCCCGGCTCGCCACTCTTCTCGGAGCTGGCAAAGCTGAACCAGACATTCCGAGTGATCATCTCGTTCTGGAGCCACTTGATGAAGGCACCCTGCTGACCTGAGACTTCGATGCCGACCTGCTGGGGCTTGTATTCCTGAACCAAGCGGAAGAGATCGTTGATCGTCTTGTCCATGGTCTGACGCACGCAGACACCATCGACCCAGAACCAATCCCCATTGGCGTTGTAGGCCCACACCGAGATGACCGAGAAGTCCGCGGTCTGCTTGGCTGAGGTGGCGAAGTCGGTCGTGATATAGAAGTTGAAGTTCTGCTTGTTGGCCAGCAGCACCTGGCGCTTGAACCATTGGATCTCGGCATCCTGGACCAATCGCTCCTCGGAGCTGGTGATCCGGAGCATGAGCTCCTGCATGAAGCCATTGACCTTGCCGGTGAGCACAGCGTTGTCGTATTGTTCTTTCACGAAGTCGAAGCTGAAGCGATCCTCCCAGGCACCGACGAACTCCTCTCGCTCGCACGGGAACCGCTCACACACCGGCCAGACGTTGACATCCCAGGCACCAGACTCGACGGCCTCGATGAGGATGTCCTCGATGTTGAATGGGGTGCCGTTGAAGATGACCTTCCGCCTGGTCGGGTCGAGGGCATAGTTCACACCCTTGTACACCGTGTCCTTGATGGCGGTCATGGCCGCCTTGGACTTGGAGTCGTCATCACTCACAAGGTCGTCGAGCACTGCGATCGGCGGACGCTTACCGAAGATCTTGGTCCCACGCAGACCGGTCTTGGCTCCGAACATCTTCAGCCCAAAGAGGTTGCCATCCCGGTTCTTGAACTCGATGTAGTTGTCGGTGAAGGTCGCCTTGGGCAGCCACTCCTGGAGGAACTCGCTGTTATCGTAGCGGAACTCCATGTTCTTCCTGAGACTCTTCACGCCGTTGTCCATGGAGTCCGAGACGTAGATCGCGGAGGACACACGGCCGAAATTGGGCAGGAAGCCGAACACTCCGAGGAATGGAAAGAAGTATTCCCCGAACAGGGTAGTCTTGGCTGCACCCCGGAAGCACAAGTTGGCGATGTAGGATGATGGGTGGGTTACCTTATCGAGCATCTTCAGGTGGACAGGGGGTGTCTTATGCGTCTCGCCTTCGGTCCCGTTCACCAGCTTGATGAAGTTCATGAACGTCAGAGCGAACTCCGTCGGCACATAGGCCGGGGAGTTCAGCTCCTTGTATGAGACGTCATCCAACCATTGATCGAGCGATTGCTTGATGAGCATTAGGCATCCTTGAACTCTCCCTCGATCAGAGGTGAGGCGGCAATGAGTTTGGTTTCAATACCACCCTCTATCAGTTCTCTCTGCTTCTCTGCAAGGAGTCTCAGACTTTCCTTCAACTCAGTCATACCTGAACTCTCCTTCGTGTCGATTGAGAGTTGGAAGTTGTGAGCGTCAGGCTTCTTGAGTTGGGTCAGGATTGAGTTGGCTGCATCCGACCTGACCTTCTCTGAGTTGGCGTTCCGCATCAGGTCGGCCTGCACGTTGATTGCTTCCTGGTATATGTCCTGGTTCAGGACCCAGGTTGGAACCAGGGATTGCTCGAGGATCAGGTTGACCAGCTTCCCTCGGGAGTAGGCCGACACGTAGCCAGCGATGTCCTTCGAGGTCGTGCCCTTGGCCAGCAGCGCCTGATAGCGGTTGGGGAATGTCCGCATGTAGGCGTCATGGTTGCTCATCTTCATCAGCCGGTAGGAGACGAAGGTCACCGCATGAAGGTAGTCCTCGGTCTTGAACTTCCCCTCCTTGAGGACGGCCGTGTAGCTGATGAAGTTGTTCCGGATCTGCTCTGCCAGCAGCGGGTCGTTGGCGATGTTGTTGACCTGAGCCACGAAGGCATCGGTGGCCGCACTCTTCAGACTGGGTGGCAGGGCACGTTCGATCTCGGGACGGGTGAGCATTAGAGAGGGTCTTTCGAGCTAGGTGTTGGTCTTGGATCTCAGCCGGCCGAACCGCTGCTCCCCCTCTGGCGGGCAAGCGAGCTTGCCCTGGAGGGACGCAGACGGTCCGACCTGGCTACCCTCAGCCGTGAACCAGGCGGAGGTGGTTGGAGGATGGAGCCAGTGGAGAGCGGGTGCTTGCTCTCACGATCGTCTGGAACAGTCGGTCCTTGAACTGCTGTGAGTGGGGCAGCTCGTCGAAGGGAACCAGGCACGGATGGGTCTTAGCGTCGACATCCTTGACCGGCCCATAGGTCCAACCCTCAGACAGCTTCTGGGCCATCCATGAATCGTGGCTCGCACTCTCGGGTGCATCCGGGTTGGCCCGGTTGAAGATCACCCCATTGATGACGCTATCCTTCTGCCAAGAAGGAGCGTGCTCCCAAGGCAGCTGGGACATATCCCCATTGAGCTCGCACCAGCTCCGGTTGGCCTCATGGCATACCCGGGCGATCTGTTCGTTGCTCTTGGGGTTGGTGGGGATCAGCTCTGCCAGGATCAGCTTGGTATCCTCAGCAGACAGTGCTCCTTGGTTCCCGAAGCTGTGCGAGAGCATCCTGTTCAAAGCTGAACCAAGGACGTCACCCTCTGCCATCTGCTCCTGATGATGGGCACGGGTCTTCACCTCGTAGCCCATGAGTGGCCAGATCTGCTTGATGGCGTTCTGCCTGGCGACGGTCTTGGCTATGTCCGGGTTGTACTTGGCCGGGTCAAGGCAGTCACAGGCACCATGCACGCTGTACCCATTCTCGAGAACCAGGACACAGAAGGTCATGGTCTTGAGGCTCTCGAGGTCGGTATCGCTGCCAGCCCCCTTACCCATTGACTGATAGGTGCCCTCTACGATGGACCCCATCCTGCCCTCATAGGCCGAGAAGTAGTGCTCGGCGATGATGTGCTTCTCGATAGCTTCCATGGTGACACGGAGGGGGGTCCTCTCGTGGTGGTGGGTGTCCTGCATGGCTTAGTCCCCTTCTGTTAGCTCGACCCTAGAAGCACCTTGACGCCTTAGGGTTACGGGTTCATATAGCCTTTCAATGGCTTAGGGAAGATACTTCAGACTACCCCTTAAAAGTCAGGCACCTCAGGTGAACTTTCCCCCTTTAATTTATAGGAGGAAGGAGTGAGGAGGCTATTGTCGGAACCTGGGTAAACCCAGGATTCCTCACCATCTAACCTCATACAAACTCCAACTCAATCTATATAAAAGATCACTCACTCAAAGTTTGTGCTTGCTCTCTTAAACTCTGTCCCATATCAGAATCACATTGGCGCAGCGGTAACCCGCTTACCCCAGTGACAGGTGGGGCTAATAACAGTCACAGCCGGTAGGGACGTCTTCCTCCGCTCAGGGAAACCTGATGCGTAAGTCTGGTGACCGGCAACACATCCCAGGTTCTCTCCGAGGGGGGAGCCAACTGGAACCAGGACACGGGAGTGATGCCCCTGAACATCCTTGGTTCCAGTCAGGCAGGGTGGAGGGGTTGAGCTTATTGGTTCCCTCTCCACCCTAATACTCCACCAACATAGTTCGCTAGTAGAGACGAACCATAATATATTTTTTGGGTTTCCTGGGTGGTGATAGGTAAGTCCCAGAGTAGTGTTTGGTGGTTGAACACTTCAAACACTAACACCACCCCCCCGGGATGGTCATTCACACCCTCATAGGGGTCCCCTATCGGAGTCTCGCTCCGCTCGTATTGGATACTATTATCCATTCATTCAGGAGACATACTATGGCTCAAGCTCGCGTAGCAGCAGGCGCTGTGTTCAGCACAGTCGCAGATACAGCCAATGCAATCAGTGGCGTAGTCAACACGGTCAGCAATGGCTTCGACATGGCCAACGCATTCGTGCGTCATCAACAGGAGAAGCAGCGCTTCGACCACAAGGTAGATATGCAGATCTACCGTATTAAACGCACTGAGGAAGTCAGTGTCGAGATCGCAGATCGTAAGAAAAAGATCAGTGATCTGCTCAAAGATCCTGAGATGTCACAGTACTACAACGAAGCCTACGCTTCGCTTTCGTCTTTCCTAGACGAAGGTGAGGCGTAAGCCTACTGGGTGATCGAGCAATCGGTCACCCAGCAATATATCTCTACGAGATAGGCACGGGATAGCCCTAGCTAATCCCACTCAACCCACAGCTTTAGCTCTAATCAAGGACCATGGATATGGGACTTAGTACACTCGTGCGCTCAGTCCTGATGCCCTTGGCATTGGGCTGCGTACTTGGTGGCATGGCTCTCTATGCCGTCACACACACCTGTCGCTGGGAGGAGTCATGCTCCTGACCAGCAACATCAATTACCCAGAAGCATCCTACTTCGAGGGTTATCACTTCGCTCACATAGCCGCCTACGAGAACCACTTGTTCCGTAGCCAGCGTGAGAAAAGGCTCAAGCAGCTTCGGTACGAGGCAGCTGTTCAATACGGAAGACGTTCTCACCGAAGGTAGTTCGCCGCTCCACTCGTAACGGATTCTCCCTGGTCACCAGGCTTGGATCCAATCTGAACCAAGGAGATAAATCATGGCCTCACAGCCCAATCAATATCGTCGTTCGAACCAGGAATACCTGATCAAAAGCATCGGGCAGAATGCTCGTGATGCCAGGGAAGCTTGGGAGTTCTCGACCGAGCTGGATCCCATCATCGATGAGGATCTGTCCCATTTCACTGGACTGCTCAGGAATGAGCAGTTCAGGCTCACTCATTGAAGGATCAAGCATGTGCGTAAATTCCTGAAAGCCGCTCCATTCGTCATCATCGGGATCCTGATGATCGTCACTCCCAGGATGCAAATGGCCAAGTATGGCTTGGCTATCCTGGGGATGGCACTGGTTTACATCGCTCTGTCGAGGTGGATCGCCAGTGATGATTCAATCACCAGGATCACCATCCACAAAGAAGACGACCCTAAAGCGTAGCAAGTCGCTCCGCTCCTTTTGGAACAATCCTGTTCCTGCATCCACATCATGCAACCTCAAACGTAAGGAAATACCTATGATCCGTCGTAACTTCGTCGCCGGCAACAACAATGCTGAACCAATGACCTTTGGTCAGCGCATGGGCATGAGCCCTGCTGAAGCACAGCGTCAGCCTGATGCTGAAGTGTGGCTCAATGTCGGCATTCTCACCAACGATGAGAAGTACCCGATCGTGACTCTGCCTTATGGCATTCCGATCGACACCCAGCGTCCGCTGGAGCTCGGCCGTGGCTCGAACCCTGAGTTCACTCGGTTCCTCAAAAGCCGCAATGGCCTGCTCAAGGAACTCCAGGATGCAGCTGCACAGCTTGCTCCTGGTGAAGACGCTATCATCGGTGGCACCGAAGAGGGTCTGGTTCTCCAGCTCCGTCGTCGGGCTGCTGAAGCCGTCGAAGAGCCCACTGACGTCGGTGATGACCTGCTCGGTGGCTTCACCATCAATGTCCGCAAGGAAGCTGCATAACCACTGCCATAAAGTACCTGAGGCTGTCTCCTATATGGAGGCAGCCTCAACTTTATCTCTGGTGATAGCCCAACTCTGTAAGGGCTCACGTAAGCCTAAGTTCAACTTTGACGCCCTACATGGCGATAATCAGCTCCAAACCTGAACGACTCATTCAGCTGAGGGGCGCTTCAACATGGCAGAGGTGCAACAGTTCCCCAACTTATCGCATAAAAAGTTCATAGTGTCCCACAATGGTACTTGCATCGGTTACCACATGTCAGCTATCCAAGGGGTACGGAGATGGTAACCACCTGATAACCAAGCATAAACTCAGTTCGTCGCATCGCTTACCTTTTTTCTGGGGCTCATCACCCCAGCAAACTACCAAAATAGGGATCACATAAATGCACTCCGAGAGCCGCACACCTGAATCGATCGAGATCCGTGCGACACTGGCCAATGGCCGTCCTACTATTACTGTTGGTCGTGTGCTCAACAGCAGCGATATCGATCAGCACATCTTGCCTGCCAACTCCGTTTACATTGACACAGGCTCACCCTTCGCCAACCCGTTCCGGGTTGGTGTGCATGGAACCAGGGAAGAAGTGTGTGATCGCTTCGATCTCATGCTGGCCAACAGCCCTGAAGCTCTTGAGAGCCTGGACTATCTCAAGGGCAAAGACCTCATCTGCTTCTACGATGGTAACCGCTGTCACGGTCACACGCTCGTGATGCTGGCAGCAATGCCA